CAATAATTTCTTTGGTCTCAATAATTCTCTTCTTCTTCATCAACGTCTCCATATGCATTTTCCACGTAGGGTCCGTGTGGTCGTTTGGAGTCCTCTCTGACATAAGTTTGCTCTTCGTTGACGGCAGCAATCCATAACGAAAGTTTCATTACCAACCATATCATAACAAGAGGTAAAAAGCAAGCAACAAGGATTAAAGGTTTCATTCATCAACCTCCCAACACTTTTCGAATTGATCTCTTAACTCATTTATCTTAACTTGCTTCTGAAACTCCATTATGTGATCTTTTATTTCAGTCTCCTCGTCGGTAAATGTCATACGATATTTGAGTTTTGTATCAACAAGGCGTACCATATCCATATAGAAAGTAGTACCCTTGTGAACAAACTCTTCGTAGGTCATCAGATAATACCTTCCGAGCACAAGAAGTGTAGAGTTTCTTTCATACTGCCAATGTGCTTTGAACCATAGGCAACTTGTGGATAGGTTGCCTCTTCACCAAACTCTTTACGAAATGCCTTTTGGTCGAAGTGTTCGCCCAACTTATACTCATGAAACTCACCACCCAGTGCTTTCAGGAGCATACCAATACGCTCACACTCTTGACTTCCATCAGAATAGATTACTGCTGCTTTATTCATAAAATTAGTCCCTCTGACGCCAGTCATCTGGTTTATCTTGGTTAAACCAATCTACAATTTCATCAGCACTACCAAACCCAGTGCGATGATTTGATGGGTCAGGATCACCCAAACCCATTTTATTCATGAAGTCGTCCATACTACCCTCTTGCATATCAGGGTTAGCAGCACGTCCTCTTGCTCTTTTAAGCATCTCTCTGGCACTGGTATTTGCCTTACCCAGTTTCTCTGCCCAGATCATATCTTCTAGTCCCACTTCTTGTCCATTTGCGATGCACTTACAAATGGATTCTAAACGAAGTCTATATTGCGTAGAAAGCATTAACTAACCTGCCTCGTCAATAATATTTAGATCATTCTACTGAATCCTTTCACTTTGTCAAATTTGATGACATTATCAAACTTGTCGTGCAGTTCTGATTTGTGTGAGATAACAAAAATGTTAGCGTCTTTCACAACATAACGAATGATCTTTAAGAACTCGTCAGTACCAAACCCATCAAGAGATGAGTCAAATACCTCATCCATAATCAGCAGGTTGGTGTTTACAGAGTTTTTGACACGCGCTACCTCACGCCAGGTGAAGAGTAGGGCAAGGTCGATTCTCATTTTCTCACCCTCACTAAAAGAAGAATATGAAAAGTCTTCGTGAATAGGTGACTTTACTGTTTCGTTAAACTCTTCGTCAAGATGGAAGTTAATATAAAACTCCATCATTTGAAGGTAACGGTTGACCTGCTGATTTATGAACGGAAGATACTTCTTAATGATCTTCGTTTTAACGCCATCGTCCTTTAATAAGGAATAGGCAAAATCGTAATAAACGATTTCTTCTTTTTTGTCTGCTAAGTATTCAAATGTTTTTTGGAGATTTTCTTTAAATTCTTCTAACTTCTCATGTTCAGTATTTCGGTTTGCAAGGTTCTCGGTAATTGTTTGAATTTCATGTTCAAGATCTCGGATTTGTCGCTGGTTAAGTGATATCCGAGTATTGTTTTGAGAAATGCCATGCGTTAGTTTTGTAATCTCCTTGGAAAGTGCATTGAATTGACGCTCTCTCTCCTGTTCGAACTTGATAGTGTTTTCGAGTTCTTCGTAACCTTCTTTGAGTTCCTTTGCCTTATTTTGAGCGTCGGTAATTCTATTTAACCGAAACTCTTCTTCAATAGTTTGAGTGCAGGTAGGGCATACCGTATTTTCTGTGAAAAACTTATGTTCTTTGGTAATTGTACTTACCTTTTGAGATATTTTACCTCTGAGATTGTTAAGCTTTACTAACTTATCACCAGCACCAATTACTTCTTCCTGTTCCTTAGTGAACTTACGAATCTCATCTTCCGTCTTATTATTCTCTTCCATATAATTACCAACTTCTTCATCCAACTTGGTAATCTTTTCTTTGTTGGAGTTTATATTGGCATTGCCACGGTTCTCAAGTTCATCAATGAACTCCTGTTGCATCTCCATCTTATCTTTGATGGTTTCTTTCTTGAGATTCAATGACTTAACTTGCTCTTTCTTCTCACGCAACTTATCTTTGACAATGTTATTCATTGCTGAGAAGATGCGAATATCCAAAAGGTCTTCAATAACCTCACGACGGTTAGATGAGGTCAACTGCATGAAGGGAACAAAAGAACTACTACCCAAAATAACAATTTGAGTAAAAGACTTGTAGTTTAGTTTTAAGATACTTTCTTCCAGAATACGCTGCATCGCACGGTCATCTGCTTCACGATGCATTGGAGTTCCATTGACTACAATATCAAACACAGAAGGTTTGATACCACGTCTCACAAGATATTCTCTGCTGTTAATAGTGAACTCAACTTCAACAACACACTCTCTCTCGTTTGTTGTATTTACAAGTTGAGGTTTATTAATTTTTCTAAATGGTTTATTGAATAAACCGAAAGTGAGAGCGTCTAGAACAGTAGACTTACCTGCACCATTTGTACCAATGATAAGGTTTGTATGATGTTCTTGAAAGTTAACCTCTGTAAAACTGTTTCCAGTACTCAAAAAGTTCTTCCATCTAATCTTTTGAAAGGTTATCATTCAATTTCGGGGGGATAACGATGTCGTTTGGAGTCACTACTGCGTATTTGTAATTATACAGCTTACACGTTCTTATGGCAAGTGCCCCATCAACTTCTACAACATCCAACTCAGCATCTTCCTGGTCTTCCAGTTGCATAGCATATCTAGTGGCATCATCTTCTTCTTCGAAGAGAAAAAGGACCTTTTCACCATAACGGTTCTGTACCGCATAGGCACCATCCTCTTTTTGATCTCTAAGAGTAAGAAGAAACATTACTCAACCTCGCACGCCTGTGAATATATTTTCTGCAGAATGCCTTTGACTATAGACTTATCACATTCCATTTCTGCTTCATCAATATATCTATTCAAGATAGAAATTGTATTCTCACTTTCTTCAACTTCAAAGTCTTCGTCAGTATGAATCTCAAAACTTTCTACAATCTTTAACTCTTGAACACCAGTTGAATAAAGTTTATCAATGAACTTTTCAAAGTCTTTTGGTTTACTCTTCTTTTTGACGATGACCTTGACTATCTTGTCTTGATACTCGCGAGCATCGAAAAGTTTGTAATTAGTGTCTTCATAATAGATGTTGTAGAACAACTTATATGGGTTGTCAATAGCGTCATGCTCTAAGGTCTCAGTGTCAAAGATATGAAACCCTCTGGTGTCATTTACATCGTTCCAGAACATCTCATAGGGGTTACCTAGATAGAAGATTTTTCCGTCATTCGATCGAGTGTGATAGTGTCCCGAGAAGACATGACTGAACTTCTCAAATAGTTCGCAGTCCATACCGTCTTCCATGACGTGCCCGCGATGAGCTCTGAATCCGTTGAGTTCAAGGTGCCCCATCGCACATACGCTACGTGAATCTTTAATAAATGAGACAGTACTTTGAAAATTTTCTGCATTAATCCAAGGAATAAAAAGTGTATTTAAGTTACCGAGTTTGACTTCTGGTACCTCAGGATAGACGATAACATTGTCGTATTGTTTGAGAAGAAGACCAACGGAATTGACTTGGTTGGTATTCTTGTAGTAGGCAGTATGGTTACCAACGATAGTGTGGACCGTGATACCCATCTGGTGTAGACGGTCATAATAGTTTTCTTTCGCCCACTCCAACGCCCACAGGTCGATAGACCTTCGGTTGTCGAAGGTATCTCCCATATCTACAACGACTTTGATGTCGTGCTCTTCAAGATATGGGAAGAAAATATCGTTGTAAAATCTTTTAAAGTAATCATGAAGAAACTTTGATGACTTACGAGCACCAAAGTGTTGGTCCGTGATAATGGCAACCTTCATCGATTCTTGTAAACAATATTGTCCTTGATAGTATTATAGTCTGAACTGCTACCAGAAAGCAAGCTATCGTCAACCATCATAACCTCGTCAAACCCAGTCTTCTCAATGATTTTGGTCTTGATATCAAGTTGCTTCTTTTCCTTCTGAATGCGTCTCAGGAAGGCGTAGTGAATGATCTGAGTAAAGTAAGCAAATGGGTTAGTTGACTTCTCTGGGTTGAAGTTATGAATGTACTGAACACAGTTTTCGATACCATCAGAGATCATGTCATCCCTGAACATGTAGTTAACAAAGTTCGGTTTGTAAGAAAGGTGTGTGGCAATCTTCAAGAAACACTCACCAAGATAGTTTGGGATGGGTGGTTTACCAACCCAATGCTTTGCACGGTCTTCTTTGGTGGGTTCTCTACCGTTGAGTTCTAAGAAACTTTTTTCTACTTTGGATCTGTAAACGATCAGTGCTTCTAGAAGTTCTTTGTTGTTAACGTAATGTTCTGATTTCTTTTTAGGCATGACATTGTAGTGTTCAATAATATTTTGTTATGTATATTATACCATACTTTAGGTACTTGACAAACTATCAAATCGTGTGTAGACTACCTTTGTCCCGGTTGAAGAGATAGCTTAGCTTTCTTTATTATCTTTAAGTTTATAAAGGTTCTCTAGCATTTCCCTAGCATCTTCTACTGTTGAGATATATCCCATCTTATTAGATATTTTAACTTTACCGTTTATTTCAACGTCTATATCTTCATTGTTTAAATATCTTTCGTAGAATTCAATAGTAGATTCATCTTTGACTTCTGTCATAGTAATAATCTTATCAAGTTTTAAAAAATAGAAGTCATCAGTAGGGATTTCCATCCAAGGACGTATTTTTACATAAGTTCCAATATGGTTTGAATTTACTTTCATAATAACTGGATTTTGAAGAATGAGAATAGGGTCTCCATCATTTTCGTCAATGCAGACCAATGCGAAAATCTCTTCACCTGTAACCAGTTTTAGTGCTGAGTAAAATTCATCTCCCATTAGTTTTTAAGCGGAATGTTTACAATATCGTAGTTAAAGTTTTCCTCGTTATAAACTTTAATTCTTTCTATTAAGTGATTAAGGGTATAATTTCTCCTTGACTTATAGGAGATGTCATCAGCAATATCATATAAAGTTGCCTTTGTTTTGTTATTGCCTTTTCTGAGGACTCTTCCAATACTTTGCAGATTTCTAATTCTGGACTTTGAAGGAGAAGCAAAAATAACATTGTGGAGATTCTTAA